AAAGTTCCGGACCAATATATAATCCAATGCCAACATTATATGGCCGTAACGGGTTATGAAGGATGGTGGATTGCAGCATTAATTGGCGGCAATAAGTTTATTTACAAATATATTAAGAGAGATGAAGAAATAATTCAATACTTGATAAAAATAGAGTCTGACTTTTGGAAAATGGTTGAAGAAAGGACTCCACCACCGCTAGATGGAAGTAAGAGCTCGGAAAATATTTTGAAATTGTTGTATCCGGAAGCAGCAGAAGGAACTGAAATAGAATTACCTGAAGAGGTTGAGGAACTTATTGTGGCAAGAGAGAATATCAAAGCACAAATAAAGAAACTTGAGACAAAACAGTTGGAAATTGAAAACAAAATTAAAGCTATGCTCAAAGAGAATGAGGTAGGTAGAACGCCCAAGTATATAGTGAGTTGGAAGACTTATTCAAGAACTTCAATAGACAGTAAAAAATTAAAAATAGAACAACCAGAAATTTACGAGAAATATTTGCAAGTAAGTACTTATAGAAAATTTGATGTTCGGGAGGTAAAGTAAAATGACTGTAAATCAAAATGATTTAAAAAACAAATTAGCAGAAAAGGTAAAAACACCCGTAGCGAAAAAAGGAAAAACAATTTTTGACCTGATTAGGGAAATGGAACCAGCTATAAAAAAAGCATTACCAAAACAGATATCCGTGGACCGTTTCTCTCGCATAGTAATGACAGCGGTAAGGACTAATCCAAAACTTCAAACATGTACTTCTGAATCTTTCTTAGCTGCAATGATGCAATCAGCTCAACTGGGGCTTGAACCAAATACTCCATTAGGTCAGGCGTATTTAATACCTTACGGCAAGGAGGTGCAATTCCAACTAGGTTATCAAGGAATGTTGGCATTAGCCTATAGAACAGGTGAATACAAAAGCATTTATGCTATGCCTGTATATAAAAATGACAAATTTGAATACGAATATGGCCTTAATGAAAGGCTTGTGCATGTACCAGCACCTAAACCAGAAGGCGAGCCAATTTACTACTATGCAGTTTATCACCTTAAAAATGGCGGTTATGGGTTTGTGGTTATGAGTCGAGAGCAAATAGAACAACACAGAGATAAGTATTCTCAGGCAGCAAAACAGGGTAGAAATAGTCCTTGGAATACAGATTTTGATGCTATGGCTAAAAAGACTGTTTTAAAGCAGCTATTAAAGTATGCACCAAAGAGTGCAGAATTTGCTGCAGCTTTATCGGCTGATGAAACAGTAAAAAAAGAGATAGCAGAAGATATGACGGAAATACCTCCGATAGAAGTAACTGGTGAAATTATAGAAGATGAGGAAGATGTACACTATGTAGAGGTGCAAGATGGTACTCAGCAAGAAATAAAACCGGAAAGCGACAGTTAATTCTGCCGCTCCGGTTAAAGGAGGCATAAAAATGTATATTGAATTTAACGGAAAAAAGAAATTGAGTAACAAAAAAGAGAAAGATTGACCTAAATAGGGTGTGATTTTATGAATTATATAAAACAGTTAAACGCCTTTTACGATTGGTTGCAGGCAAATACTCTGACTCCATCAGCACAGTTGCTTTATCATGTACTGCTCATGATAAACAACAGATGCGGATGGTCGGAGTATTTCCAGCGGACCAATCAATCCCTATGTGGGATTATGGGCGTTAGCGAAAATACATTAAAAAGGGCAAGAAATGAACTAAAACAAAAAAATCTAATAGATTTTAAGCCAGCGAATAAAAAAGGAGAAAGCACAACTTATAGAATTATAGATTTAACCAATAAAGTATCAAATATTGATACCAAACCTGATACCAAAATTGACACCCAAGTTAAGGTATCAAATATTGATACCCAAATTGATACCAATGCTGATACCAAACCTGATACCAAACTTGATACCAAACCTGATACCCAAACTGATGCCATAAATAAACTAAAATATAAACTAAAACTAAAATATAAACATAATGAAGTAGTAGATGATGTAGATGTTAAAAAGGCAAGTTGCCAAACGGAAAAGGTATCAAATATTGATACCCAAATTGATACCAAAATGACAAATGACACGTTGGTAAAAGTAGTAAATTTGTTTGAACAGAGTGGGATGGGTACTATCAATGCCACTATAGCAGAATCATTAGAGTATATATCAAATAATTACCCTTATGAGCTTATTGAGGAGGCATTTAGGAGAGCACGCCTTAACCATGCCACTAGCATACGGTATGTGGAAAAGATACTTCTGGCATGGAGAGAAAAAGATATAGAGTCTTTAGAGCAGCTTATGATGTATGAGAAAAAGAAAAATAAAGGGGGTAGTAAGGGTGCAAAGTCTCAATTTGATAATTGGGGAAATGATGAGCAGTATGAAGGAATCGGAATTAGCTTCTGATGTATGTCCTAATTGTGGCAGTAAAACATCGATGGAGATAGAGATATTGGGGCAAAAGTATACGGTACCAGTTATGTGCAAATGTAGGAAAGAAGAGTATGAAAGACAGGAAAGGGAATTTCAAAATCAGCAGAGGAAAATAAGGCTTGAGAGGCTCAGACAATATTCGCTTATGGACAAAAGATTTGAGCAGTGTACTTTTGAAAATTTTCAAATAAACGAGAACAATCAAAAGCTGTACAAGATGGCAGTTAATTATTGCAAACGGTGGCCAGAGATGAAGGCTAAAAATATAGGCTTTCTGTTCTGGGGGCCTCCGGGTACTGGCAAATCTTTTCTGGCTTTTTGTATAGCTAATAAGCTCATAGAAAACTTGGTACCGGTTATAGCAATATCTACTATAGGTCTTTTAAACAGAATTAAACAGACTTATAAGAATTACAGTGAAGAGGAAGAAGTAGAGATAATAAATATTCTTAGAAATGCATCGCTGCTTGTTCTGGATGACCTTGGAGCTGAAAATAACAATGACTGGGCTAGGGAAAAACTGTATGAAATAATTGATAGTCGATACCGGGATGGTAAACCAATGATAGTTACAACAAATCTCACATTGACACAATTAAAAGAAAAGTTAACCGGTTGGGATGGAGTTGCCCGGACTTATGATAGGTTAATAGAGATGTGCTATCCTGTTGAGATTAAAGGGACTTCAAAACGTGTCAAAGCAGCTAATGAAAAGACGAAGATTATAGAGGAATTAGTAAATGAATAAGGTGATGAGTAAAAAGTATAAGGCAAGTAAGAAAGGAGAATAAGGATGAAAAAGGGATTGGATTGGAATAGTGAACAAGTAAAAATAGCCCTTGAAAAGGCTAAGGCGGCATACGAGCAAGTACCCAAAGGAAGAAAAATACAAACTTTAGAGAAGACATTTGCAGCATACACAGGAGTGTTTAGATGCTATGACTCAATAAAAAAACATATAAAATATCTTGATGAAAATGTATAAAAAGAAAGGTGGTTTATATGGATTACATTGGGATGTATTTAAGAGAAATATCACACATTCCTCTACTCACTCCAGAAGAAGAGAACGAGTTGCTTAAGAGAATAGAAGAGGGAGACGAGGAAGCTAAAAAAAGGTTTATAGAATCTAATTTAAGGCTTGTTGTAAGTATTGCTAAAGGATATGTTGGAAAAGGAATATCATTTCCTGATTTGATACAAGAAGGCAATTTAGGTCTTTTAAAAGCAGTTGAAAGATTCGATTACAGAAAAGGCTATAAATTTAGCACTTATGCTACTTGGTGGATAAAACAAACTATCACAAGGGCTATTGCGGACCAAGCAAGGACCATAAGAATACCTGTACACATGGTAGAGTCAGTTAATAAACTGTTAAAAATTCAAAAACAATTTTTACAAAAATTAGGTCGTGAACCAAGTATAGAAGAAATAGCAGAAGAAATGAATATATCTGAAAAAAAGGCAAAAGTATTGCTTGAAATTGTGCAGGGAATAGTGTCTTTAGAAGAACCAGTAGGAGAAGATGAAAATGGTAAATTAGGAGATATTATTGCTGATAAAGAAGCTGTAGACCCTGTAGAAGAACTAGAATCTATGTTGCTAAAAGAGCAAGTTGATGAAGTACTTAGTACTTTAGCACCAAGAGAAGAAAAAGTTTTGAGATTAAGATTTGGACTTGATGATGGGAAAATAAGGACTCTTGAAGAGGTAGGAAAAGAATTAGGAGGGATATCAAGAGAACGTGTAAGACAAATTGAGACAAAGGCTTTGAAAAGACTAAGACATCCTAACAGGAGTAGAAGACTAAAAGAATTTTTATAGAGGGAGGAGATAATTGTGAATAGCAAACAAAAAGGCAAGAAAGGCGAATTAGAGCTTGCAAAATTACTTAGAGAATATGGATACGATACAAGGCGTGGACAGCAATATAGTGGTATTGAAGGAATGGATATTGTTGGTCTTCCATACATTCACGTTGAAGTAAAAAGAAGAGAAAGACTTAATATTTACGATGCAATGAGGCAGGCGGCTCGTGATGCAAAGGATGACGAAAAGCCAGCTGTATTTTGGAGAAAAAATAAAGAAAACTGGCTTGTAATCATGAAATTGGAGGACTGGATAGAGCTTTACAGGGAATGGGAAGCGGGGATATGGCTGGCGGGAAAACAGCAAAGCAAGGGGTGATAACATGAAATGGGAAGAATATGCAATAGAGGACCTGAGAAAATATAAATACTTAAAAGGAAGTCTTGAAAATATACGTGAAAGGATAAAAGTTCTTGAATTAAAATATCAATCGGTAAAATATGCAACAGTAGATAAAGTGCCTGTAAAAGGTGGCTCATCAAGAATTGAAGAATATATGCTCGATAATATTGTAGAAAGACAGCGACTTGAATATTTGTATGAAGCGAATAAAAAGCTTGTGGAACTTATTGAGAAAGGATTAAAAAAATTGAATGAAAAAGAATATCTAATATTGGAAAAGTTTTATATTGATAGGCCCAAAAAACATATAGAGTTTCTTAGCGAGAAATTAGGAATTGAGCAGGCACAAATATATAGACTTAGGAAAGAAGCACTTTATAAGTTTACAGTGAATATGTACGGCATAGTTGAGTATTGAAAATGATAAAAAAATGAGAGGAAATTTATAAAAAAGTATGCTATTATTATATTGGATTGGTATGTATAAACATTACAATGGCCCGGTTTCCCCCGCTGGGCTTAAGTTTTTATAGCAAATAAAGAAGGATTTTGAAAATAAATGTAGAATATTACAATGAAGATAATAATAAAAGGGGGAAATAAATGAGTAAAATTCAAAGAAAAACCGAAGTTTATTCTATAGGGGTAAGAGATAAAAATACGTTAAAAGATATAGAAAAAGATATAAATTTTAGTGAGATACTTAAAATGTTTTTTAGTTATAAGTCAGTTTATAAGATAAAAGATAATAAAGTATTTTGGTTTGAATCTTGTAAAATTGATGACGATATAATTGAAGTTATTATAAATTATTCAAAATATAATAAGAATGTTAAGATTATTAATGTAGAAACATTAAAAATTACGAAAACAAAAAGCAAGAAAGAAGGAGACTTGGAAAAACAACATATTTTAGTAAAATTATTAGAACACAAAAATAAAGCTATAATGGTTTTTGAGAAAATTTCGGATGGTATATACGTAAAAAGTATAGAAGAAAAATTAAATCACTTTATAAAACAAAATACATCTGGATTAGATGGGGAAGTTGCATCAACGTTAGATGTAGAAGATGTGGAAGATGTAGAAAATATTGAATTTTATATAAAAAATGTTCCTAATGAAGATTTTTTATATGAATTGGCAAGAATGAAGAGAATATCAGTGCTTAGGGTATTTGTGGATAAAACTAAATCTAAAATTGATGAGGACATAGAATTTTCTGAGAGAAATATTTCAAGGGATGAATATGAAATTATTTATAAGCCAAATAGAAATTTATCTTTCTCAGTACAAAATGTAGAGAAATATATAAGGGAATTTTTGGCAGGCAAGAGCAATAAGAGTAAGAAGATAAAAAAAATTGTTATTGAGGGTAAAAATGCAGAAGGGAAATTGAGATTAGATACCGATGGAATAAAATTAAGTAAATATATGGAGACCGAATTAGATACAGATGGCAACATAAAATCGGAAGATATATTTTTAAAATATAGAAAATTTGTTAATGAAGATTATAAGGATTATTTAACAAATATAATCCTTGATATTGATGAAGATGAACAAATAGGTGATGACTAATGTTTAGAAAGATACTTATGATTATCAAGGACTTTGTTAAGTCTTCAAAAAGAAGAGAACTTGTAGAAGTATATTTGGTTCCTTTAATTTTTGCTTTTGTTCTATTGTTTTTTTATAATAAATTAGATGTCAATACTAATGAAAGGTATGAGTTTATAAAGACATTTACTGATAATATCTTGACAATAGCTTCTTTATTAGCTGCATTTGGTGTAGCATCGATAACAATTATTTTAACAAGCTCTAGTGGAAATATAGAAGTGGCCAAAAAGAAAACAATAAAAGATAGGAAAGATGCTGATAATATTCCGATTACATATTATAAATTAGTATTAATAAGAAATTATTATAATATAGTAGTTCAGTTTTGCTTACTTTTTGTTTCAATAATTGCTAAGTTTATTATTTGTAATCAAATTTTAATTTTAATTTTATTAATTGAACTTTGGCTGTTATTACATTCGATTTTCTTACAAGTATTTGTAATTACAACTGTTTATTTTTTAATGTGGGAAAACAAAGGGCGTTCTTAATTAAAGCAGAGTATGTTATCGTGACGATAGTGATGTAAATAATTACGTTAAATTTAGGTTAGCTTGGTTACCCCCTTGGGCTTGGATATTCTTTGTGAAAAGCAGAATTTTGCAAAGAAATGTAGAATATTACAGTAAGGATAATAGTAAAGGGGGGATAAAAAATGGTTACAAATGAAGAATTAGAACAAGCAATTTGGGAATACGATAAACTTGTACATGGTAGCATAAATCCTGATAAAGTACGGGAGTACAAAGAATTTATAAAACCTAAATTAGATGAAATAACTAATATTAAAGTAATTTATCCTAAAAATTTATTTGGCGTTACAAATAAACCAACAGAGATAATTATATTAACAGAAGATGATAAATTGATGCGTGGTGTTATTAAAAAGCAATGTAATATAGCTTACTCATTTGATATAGAAAAAATAGATCCTGAAGAAATTGAAATGAACTATAAGGAAGATAATAATGATGTGGGCAAAAATCTTGGTTTAGATTTTTCTGGCAATATAAAAATTATAAGAGACTTTATAGTTAAGAGCCAAAGATAAAGGCTCTTTTTTTATGCTTATTACCGTAACATCCGTAACGGTAACAAAGGTAACAGTAACAAGGAGGTGACCTGGATGCCGGCTGGGTACTCAACCCGGTGCAAAGTCTGTAACAGCCTGCACCGGGTTGAGATTGAAAAATGGGCAAAAGAAGATGGGTTGAGTCCGAGAGCTATATCAGCAAAATTAAAAGAAGAGTTTGGCGAACAAATTAGTCATAAATCCATTTGGCAACATCTTTGTGAGCATTTTGACGTTAAAGCCGAAGCGAGAAAGCAATATAAAAAAAGCCAGCAACAAATGGAGACTTCAGTTAAAAAAGCATTGTCGGACCTTCAAATGTTGGATTTCATTGCACAAGATAGTTATGAATTACACCAGGCAGTTAGGGCTTGGTTAGATGAATTGATAAGGCAGAAAGGTAAAATTCCTAAAACGTTAGTAGATTTATATGGGGTTACTGCATCGGAAGTGCGACAGCAGTTAAAACAAAAGTCTGAACTACTTGGAGATGACCCTATGAGTCGTTTAGCCGATGGTGTAGCAACTTGGGCAGAGCTAGTGCAGGCAGTGATGACTGATGAAGATGAATAAAACACAAGCTAAAAAAGTTTTAGACAGGGCAAGGAATGACCCTGTTTTTTTTGTGCGCTGTGTTTTAAAAGGTGACCCATGGGAGAAGCAGGAGGAAATACTGAAGGCAGTTAGAGACCATAAACGTGTGGCTGTTCGTGCCTGTCATGGGGTGGGGAAAACTAAAGTAGCAGCTTGGGTGGCTTTGTGGTTTTTGTATACACATCACAATAGCAAAGTGATAACTACAGCACCTACATGGCATCAAGTTGAAAACTTATTGTGGCGTGAAATTCATGCGGCACATGCTGCTTCACGCATACCACTTGGAGGAAAAGTATTACAAACGCAAATAGAGTTGGGTGAACAATGGTTTGCTCTTGGACTTAGCACAGATAAGCCAGAGCGATTTCAAGGTTTTCATGCTGAACATATTTTATTAATCGTAGATGAAGCAAGTGGTGTTGAACAATACACTTTTGATGCAGCAGAAGGATTTTTAACCAGCATAGGGGCTAAATTGCTTCTTATAGGAAATCCAACACAATTATCCGGAGAGTTTTATAATGCTTTTAGGTCACCGCTTTATCATAAAATCCACATTAGCGCTTTTGATAGCCCAAATTTGAAGGCCGGTAAGATTGTACGGCCTTATTTAGTTACACCAGAATGGGTGGAGGATAAACGTCTTAAATGGGGAGAAGATAGCCCACTATGGTATAGTAGAGTGCTTGGAGAATTTCCAGAACAAGGCAATGATACTTTAATTCCTCTAGCATGGATTGAAGCGGCACAGCAGAGGTGGCATATGACAGAAGCAGGTGAACCAGTAGAAATTGGCGCAGATGTGGCACGTTATGGTACAGATACAACTGTTATTATGTTGCGTAGAGGCGATAAAGCCGAAATTGTCTATCAACTACGTGGCCAAGACACAATGGAGGTAACAGGTAAAGTTATTGATGCTTTTAAGAAAACTGGAGCAAATGTTATAAAGATTGATGTTGTTGGTATTGGTGCTGGTGTCGTGGACCGTTTAAAAGAACAAGGTTATCCAGTACAAGGATTAAACGTAGGAGAAAGTGCGACAGATAAGGGGAGATTTGTGAATAAGAGGGCTGAATGGTATTGGGCATTAAGAGAAAGATTCCAAGAAGGAACAATTGCCATCCCACCAGATGATGAGTTAGCTTCTCAGCTTGCAAGTTTAAAGTATAAATTTGACAGCAGGGGACGCATTCAAATTGAAAGCAAAGAAGAACTTCGTCGACGTGGATTACCATCACCAGATAAAGCTGATGCATTAATGCTTGCGTTTAGTAGCACAGGGATGAAGCCAGTTGATGAAAAGATAAAGGATATTTTTAGGAGGGCAAGTTTTTATGATTAAAAGACAAGGTCTTTTTCAGAGACAGATAGCGAAAATAATCGGTGAAATATCGGTTTTAAGAACAACAATATCAAACATATTCATACATGGAAGTCTAAATGAACAATATTCACTTGACTCGAGCAGGGTAGATTATTCACTTGCTCGAGCTTTGTATTATAACACAGACGATAGATACAAATTAGGAGCTGCTTTTGCAAGACCAGTTATCAATACAACAACCGGATTTATGGGCGTGCCACATTTCAGCCATGAAAATCCAGATGCAAATACAGAACTGGAAACGGCTTTTGATAAATGGAGCAGTAGACTAATACGTATAAACAGGAACACTCTAAGAGATGGTGATGTGTTTGCCCGTATCGTGAGAAGAAAAAGCCGTTTTGATAAACATGAGACTTTTGATATAGACCTTATTCCTCCGGAATGGGTAATACCAATACCTGACCCATTAAACGGAGGATACATGGAAATTATTATCAAAATGCCAGTAGAGAACAAAGACGAAAATGGAGAACCAAGGTACCTTTACACCGTAATAGAAAAAATAACACCAACAAGCCGTGAGATAACGATTGATGGAGATGCTCCATTTGATATTAAGAAACGTCTAGAAGGAACATACGAGAATCCTTGGGGCTTTATCCCAATCGTACATTTTAAAAACGAGTCGGAGGACTATCAGCTTTTTGGGTCTTCTGATTTAGAACCAATAGAACCATTCATGAAAGCATATCATGACGTAATGCTTTTTTCAGTACAGGGAACGAAGCTGTTTTCAAGGCCTAAGGTAAAAATGAAACTGCAAGACGTAAAAAAGTTTATTGAGGATAACTTTTCAAGAGAGGAAATAGAAAAAGGCAAAATAAAATTCGACAACAAAGAAATTTTCTTAATGCAGCAAGGAGATGATATAGAATTCATAACAGCTGACCAGGGACTTGAAGGTGTTACAACGTTGCTAAAATTCCTCTTTTTCAATATTGTAGATGCTTCTGAGACTCCAGAGTTTGCGTTTGGTACAGCTGTACAATCTTCAAAAGCGTCTGTCTCGGAACAAATGGTACCTCTTGTGAGAAAGGTACGTAGAAAAAGGGCTATGTTTGAAGAGCCATATATTGAATTGGCATCGATGTATTTAGCAATGTGGGCAAAGGTAAATAGGATAAAATTGGATACATACAATGTGGGAATCGATTGGGATGAGATTACGCCACGAGATGAACAAGGTATTGCACAAACTATCAAAACGCTTGTAGATGGTTTAGCAACAGCCGTTGAAACACGCCTTATCTCCTTAGAATCGGCATCCGAATTCTTAAGAGAATTTGTACCTTCCATGCTACCATGGCTGGATGCAGATGCACAAGAAGACGAACAAAGAAGAGTGGCTAAATCTATGGCATTTTTAGCAAGAGTGGAAGATGGCTTTGGGTTTGAGGAGCTAGAGAATGAAGAAGGTGCATAAAAATGGGCAAATATATAAGTCTTGAAGACTGGTATAAGTCGGCAAAGCGCAGGGAATTTGCTGAATATATAAAAAGAGCAAGGCAGCGATTAGACAAAGGAGAAATAGCAACAGCTAATGAGGTAAGAAAAATTTATGAAAGGGCAGCAGAAGAAGTAGCAAAAGATATTGCAAAAGCAACACCCGGAACTTTGAGATTTGCACATCTTGAATATTTGCACAAAGTTATAGAAGAAGCTGCAAAAGAGATAAATGATGAGTTATTGAAAACTATAGACAAAGGTGTAAGAATTACTGTCAAAGCTTCCACAGATAGCGCACAACAGACTTTTATTGAACTAGCCAAAGGAGTGTGGACTGCAGCAGAGGTTAAGCAAGCATTTGCAGCCATCAATGAAAGAGCAGTAATGGCACTTTTAGCTCGTACAGGACCAGATGGGTTAAAACTATCAGACAGAGTATGGAGAACAAGTCAAACAGCGAGAAATGCACTAAAAGTTATTGTTGAAGATGGTGTAGTAAGAGGGTTAGACTCAAGAAAACTTGCAAAATTAACACAGAAATATCTACAACCGGGAGTTTGGACACCTTTAAAGCAAGAGACCAGAAAACGCTTAGGTGTGCCAGCAGATGTAAGCATGGAAGCAATGCGGTTGGCTGTTACTGAGCTGCACCATGCGTTTCATGAAGGTACTCGTATGGCTTGGAGTGCAGTACCCGGAGTAGAAGGCTATTATTGGCGTTTATCAAATTCACATGGGATTACGGATATATGTGATGACTATGCATCTTATAACGGAAATGGGTTTTGGCCAAAAGATGAGCTCCCAGAGAAACCACACCCATGGTGTAGGTGTTATATCATACCGGCGGTAGAGGAGCCGGAAAGATTTGTTGAGAGACTTAAAGAATGGGTATATAGCCCTGAATTGCAACCAGATATTGAAGAATGGTATAATGATGTTAAAGAATTTATATCACGTCCAGCACCGGCATCTATAATAGTTAATAGAATTAAATACAGCAACAAAGAGGAAGCGAAAAAATATCTTGTTAATGAATTGGGATTTAAAGATGTTGCTTTTGGGAACATTAAAGATGATGCAGCTGTAATGATTACAAAGGCTATTGAGAAAACATACAATGAATTTCCTTTCTTAAAAGGGTTTGTGAAGGAAATAAAAACTAAAGATTTCAATGAAGCTAAAGAAAGAGACATTAAAAACTCTTAAATTAGCAGACGATGAAGAAATTATTACAAAAGTGTTAAGTAGATATGCAACCCTCAATTCTTCAGAGTTCATGGCAGAAGCTTTTGCTGAAGCTTTAGGTTCTCCGAATCCAAGGCTAGTGGCAAAGACTTTCATTGAACTCTTAAAAGAAATGTTAATTAAGAGGGGGTTATTAAAATAAAATGATGCCACGTTTACCAGAGGAATTTATTCCGTACCTTGCAGAAGCAGGACTGAAACTTAGAGAAGATGCACCTGAAGAAATAAAAAAGAAATTTGAAGAGTGGCTAAAAGAATTAAAAAAACGTGAAGAAGAAACTATAAAAGTCAAAGGTGAGTGAAGATATATGCGGAAAATACCGGGTGATACTCTTCCAAAGGGAATGAAAATTCCTGCACAGGAACTCGAGAATGAGGTAAAACAAGAAGTAGAGTTTATCACACTGAAAGATGCGAATTATGTTGCTGATATACGTGAAGCAATAGAAAACTTGCCTTATGACGTAGAAATAGAAGAACTAGTTGTTAAAGAAGCAAGAAATGAGTTTCCAATTGTACAAATGCTTTTAACCATACACTCTAAATAAGAGATTAACCGCTGTTTTGATAATCAGCGGTTTTTTTATTAC